TCATATCTCATGTCTAAGTTCTTTGAAGTCAAAAGATTATTGTATAATAGAGAACCTCTGACATGAATCGGTGTCCCTTTCGCATAGATTGAATTAGGGTCTGAGTATTGAGCCAGACCTTTGCAACCTCTAGGGAATGCAACTTCTTCTGGTGGTAGATTTCTAAATTCTTTTCGTGCTGTCTCTACGAATTCCCACAAGTCTTGTTCAGTCTGAGTCATAACAACATTCAATGCTTCAGTAAGTTTATTACGAACCCATTGTGGTGTTGATGACTTTGCAGTTTCGATACCCATCATTTTAAGTTTTGGTTTTGCTAAACGAACACCTTCGTTATCATAAACATTCAGAATGTATCTTTTCTTTGCAGTCCAGATACCTTTGTCTGCTATGACTTCTCTGCCCATTTGCATCTTCTGTTGAAATGCGTTTGTGTATTCTGCAAGTTCATCAAAACCTTGTGCAAGAACTTTCTCTATTTCAACTTCTACTTTTGTTAGAAAGTCAATCACTTTATCTTTTGGTGCATCAGGCATAATTTGATTTACAAATTTGTCCATTGTGATATAAACTGAATCAGTGTCCATTGCAATGACATAATCTTCATTGTCTGTTTTAAGAATTTTGTTCAGATATTCATTAATTGTTTTCTCTGACCATTTGATAATCATTTGACCTGATGTTGTAATTGCTTCTGCTAAATCAATACTAAAGAATGCGAAGTATTGATTTGCCATAGCACCATAGGCAGAGTTCAATGCAATCTTACGAACCATCTGATTATTGAATGCACGTTTGATAAGTGTATCAAGTTCTTTTTTACGTTTTGGGTCATCACATTTCTGAAGTTCCTTTTGATACCCTATCATCTTACCTTTCCATTCTTTACGTTCTTCGTAGAATGTTTCCATCAGTTCTGGGAACATACCTTGCTTATCACGTGAGAATAGAACACCGTTTGGTGCAACTGTTGTATTAGTTTGTTTACAGTAAGATAAATCACATTCTTTGTTGAGCAGTCTATCAACATTCACATCTTCTCTATGACCTCGAACAAGTTTCTCAGGTGAGATATTGTATTGCATAATGATATGTGGATATAGAGAGTTCAAATCAAAAGACATAACCCAATCATGACCACCAACTTGTGGTTCTTTGACATATGCACCTACGATAGGTTTCATCTTATCATTGCCAGATTTCAATCTCTGAGGTGGGGTTTGAATACCTTGGTCTTTTAAGAAGTTGTATATGATTGTTTCCCAATACTTCACCGTGCCGAACGTATCTTCATAGTTACACTTGGCAGTATATGCCTGTGACATCACAAGTTCCATGAATCCTAGTTTGTCATCAAGTTCTTCAACAAGAACTACATCACGGACATTGTATTCTAAAAACTTTGCATAGTCTTGTTTGTATAATGTATGAAGTGAGCCATACTCTGAGTAATCTAGTTTACCTTTGCCAAGCTCAACTTGAGCAATGTGTTCTAATCTATATGACTCTTGGTTAACGAATGTTTTCTTTCTGTAGATTTCAAGATAGTCGAGGACATTTATACCAACTAGGTCATAGACTTGTTGCTTCTGATAACCCATTGTAGTAAACTCACGAACATTCGTTTGATTCCATGGAGAAAGTTTTTTGTGTTCACCTTCACCTATAATTCTATCAATACGATTGCAAAGATAGGTGATATCAAAACTGTTTACATTCCAACCTGTGATAACATCAAAGTTTGATGTTCTCCAATACTTGATAAATTTTGTAAGTAAATCGAATTCATTTGTGCAATCAACATAGATAACATCTGTTTTATTATGTTCCCATGGACCGATGCCAAAAACTACAGTTTCTTTTTTAAATGGTTTAATTGAGATTGCATTGACTTTTTCAGATGCCAACATTGGTTCTGGAAAACCATTTTCACATTCACATTCTATATCAAGTGTTGCTATTCTAATTTTATTAAAGTCCCAATCAACATCACCTTGAAATCTATCTGATATGTAAGTGTAAAGATATTTGTCGTAACCATGAATTTCGAAACCTTCAACACCATCATACTTCTCTCTGAACTTTCTTGCACCACCCATTGAGTTGAGTTCTACAACTTCTAAGTATCTGCCGTCTAGAGATTTGTAAGGTGTTTCACCTTTCTTTGAGGGAATAAAATGCTTTGGTCGATAACTGACCTGCAATTTCTGTTTCTTGTTTCCTTGATAACCTGTGACTAGAATCTTGTCACGAGTCCGTGCAACGTTAGTATAAAAATCCATGTAGTAAGTATACTACAAATTCTATTCGTTTAATAGTGACTTTTCTGTGTAATCTGAAAAATGTTTTGCAACCATATCTTTGATATCTTGATAGTGTGCAATTTGTTCTAGTTCCTTTTCGATGGTTTCAATGTGGTCACCATGTTCGGCAACACCCACTGAGTTTTTGCAATGAACTAAGATGTTAGTTCTGTGTTTTGCAATGTGTCCGTCTGCATGTGCAACAACACTTGATAGAATTTCATTCGTCATATCTTTCATTAGTTTACCTTTAGTTTAAAATTATATTACACATTCACAGGAAGCAAGAATCATTTTTTATTATTAAAGTGATTGGTTATGCATACATATGCATACCATGATAGGACAAGAATGACAAATACAGGAATACCAAATAATTCTAATTCATTCATAATTAAGAACCTCGTTTTTTGTTGCCTGTTGCAACTTTAAAATTTGTTTCCAATTGTGGTTTAGGTTCAAAAATAGTTTGTATCTGGTTTGCTTCGATTATGAACTCATAGTCTTTTGCATATGGAATCCATGGTGCGAAGTTAACGTTCATCTGTCCATCAGCGGCATCTGTAATCATGATTTGTGGTTCTATAATCTCAACTGAACCATCATCTAACTCTTTACAAAAACCCATTAACACTTCTCTTGATGCAAGTCTTACACATTGCACTTTATAATCATCGTATACACTAAGCATTTCTTACCATCTCCTGAAGTTCTACTGAACGTCTACCTACTTGTTTAAACCAACGTGAGTCTTCCATTTCAACTGCAACTTTTTCCCAATCGTTTTCAATAACACCTTTCCACATATTGTTAAACTTTGCAAATCTAGTTCCTCCTAGATTGAAAGTCATGTTTATAAGAACGTGTTGTATATCTTCAGGAAGTGCATAGAAGTCTTCTCCACCTTTTGACTCAAACAAATGAATTGTTTCTTCTACGTGTTTGTCGAAGTCATGTTCGTAAACTTCATCTACTCTTTCTTGAGTGACTGGTGTTCCTTCTGGTTGACCAAACTCTGGGTCATCTTCTCTGACTAAATGCCCTACACCAAAGGTAAGATAACCAAGTGAATCTTTGTATATTTCTAATACTTCACCTTCGTGTCTTTTAATCTGTTCTTTCAGTACTTCCTTGTTCATCGTTTATTTGTTCCTTAGATAATTGTTCTTTGAGTATCTCTTGTAAGATATCACCCATAAGTTCTTGTAAGTTACTATTATTTAGTAGTTCATTTATTGCATCTTCAGATGGCTCAGTGCTTTCAGGTAGTCTTCTTATTGTTCTTTCGAAGTTTATTTGCGGCTCACCTTCTACGAACTGAAGTTTACCATATTGATAAACTAGACCTTTGTATTCACCTGATATGATTTCTATACCAGCATCTTTCTCAAATGGATTTTCTACAACTTGATATACTTTACCAAATAATCTATCCATATTTCCAAACCTTGCCTTTCATGTTACCTTGTGACCAATTACAATAACCTATCTCTTTCATACCAATCTTTTTATAAAAGGCATTTGCTCTTGTGTTTTCTGCTCTGACTGTAAGATAAACAGTTCCTGCTATATTAAAAAACTCTTTAATAGTGTCTTCTGTTTTTCCGTTGCCTTTATATCTGTTGATAAGTTGATGTATTATATATGAGTCCTTTTCCACTCTAACATTTGAATCTTTACCTATCATTCTGTTTTGTTTGTTTTTATGAAATGTGATAACAACTTCATCTTGGTAAACACATTGTTCTCTATCGATTCTATTTCTAACATGTGATTTACGAACATGTGGAAACCATTCTTTGTTTTCATGAAATATTTGCCAGACATTATTGAAGTCTGAATCGATTGCTATTTTCATGCAAAGAATTCTTCTAGTGTTGATACTGCAACGTTCTTAAATAAATCTACAGAGGTGTCTTTACTAAAACACCATACGTTTTCTATGTACATCTTATCAAAGAATTCATGCAATGCTTCTTGGTCAAACTCACCATCTTCTGTTGCAAATACATTTTTACCTTGTGGTCTTTGCATGATTCTCATGCCAACTTGACCAATGAAATTGTTTCTTAACATATCAACGAGTTCATCACCTGACCTGTATCGTTTACCTTTTATCTTAGGGTCTAAAATGTTTATCATTAATATGCCTGTATCACTAAGAGCATCGAATGATTTTTGTGAAACAGGTAGATAGAACTCGTCTCTCCACTTTTCATATTCGTTAAACTTTGCCCATGATTGGTCTTCTTCATGTTCACCACCTTTGTTGTATTCTTCTGTTGAGAAATATGGTGGAGATGTGAATGCACAATCAATTGGTGGTAATGTTTCGTATGGTAGATTCTCTGCACCACATCTATAGATTGTAACTTTCTTTGAACCCTCTGAAATGAATTTATCATCTTCAAAATACATGTAAGGTTCATTGCCTGTTAGTATTTTTTCATATGCAACACATTGTTTTTTGTATTGTTCAAAGACATTTGGATTTGGGTCGCAACCATAATACTCATCTGCATTCGAAGTATAGAAACCACAAAGTCTATCACCCCAACCACATGATGTATCTAAAATAGTTTTTGCTTGTGTAAGTTCATAGATTGCTCTTGCGACATTTGGTTTGAACTGAGTTGCAACGTAAGTGCCTAATCTGAATGATGATATGTAACTCTTCTCTGCAAGTTCACCACCCACTAATCGTTCTTCACCATCAATCTGAACTTTCTTAACACCGTTGATGCCTCTCCAAATCGGACCTAGACAACTCCATATTTCTTTTGCTGTCCCAGATTTGAAAACTTCTACAGGTGATTTGTAACCATAACTGCCACATGCGAGTCTTAAATGTTGATGAAAGTAATCACTTGCATCATTAAATGTATGAGTTGAATCAATAACACCTAGTCCGTATTCATTGAAGTCATATTTGTAATCATCGTATTTTTCTAAGACTTCTTTTTGTAAATCTTTAAATGCTGTTACATCACGGAATGGGTCTGAATCTTTAAGTGCGAGAAACATTTTTGTGTATCTCTCTTCAGAGATAATCTTCATAGGATATTCTGGTCTTTCAGTAGCAATAAATTCAGCAAGTGTTTCTCTAAAAAGTTCTTTGCCAAATTCATCGTTCAAACTTTGAAAGGTATGACTATCTAGGATAGGCACACCTCTCTCGTTTGTATTCTGTTTAAGAACTTGGTATAGTTTATCCGACAAAGTCCTCACCATCTTCCCAACCGCAACCTGTTAGTCCACCTGCTTGTAAACCTTGTAGAGTTCTAAGAACTTCTTTATGGTTTCTTCCAGTGTCTAGTGCATTGATTGAGGCATGTTGAATGACTCTGTTTTTATCAAAGATAAAGGTTGCACGATAACATACACCTTCTTCTTCGTTAACAATACCTAATGCAGATGATAATCCAAGTCCACAATCAGCGGCAAGTGTATGTCTGATATTACCTATCAATTCATTCTCTTTTTTCCATGCTAATTTACAGAACTCGTTATCACCACTAATACCTATCACGTTTGCATTGTCGACTAGAGTGTCAAAACCAGCAATCTCTGTAGGACATATAAAGGTAAAGTCTTTTGGATAAAAGTAAACTACTGACCAGTCATGTTTTAATGGTTGATAGTTTTCTTCTACACTAACTCTCACAAATTCGTTGTTCTCGTTAATTCCTTGCAATGAGAATGCAGGAAATAAATCTCCAACTGTTAACATAATATTCTCCTTTATATAAGATACTCCCATTATATTACAAACAGGAGTATCTGTAAAGAGAGTTTTTACTTAATTTTGATAGATACTGGTTTATCTTCTTCAGGAATAACTCTGACTAGTTTGACATGTAGAATACCATCTTTCATGTCTGCACCACTGACTTCAACATCGTCTGCAAGTGTAAAACTTCTTTTGAAAGCTCTAGATGCAAGTCCTTTGTGGACAAAATCTTTTGAGTCTTCATCGAGTTTACCTTCAATGGTTAAAAGAGTTTTCTCTTTAGTGATTTCAATATCTTTCTTACCAAATCCTGCAACTGCAAGTTCAATGCAAAAGTTTTCTGCATCTTCTTGTACTATGTTGTAAGGTGGGTAATTAGTTTGAGTGTGACTTGATAGACGATTGAGTTCATCAAAGTATCTATCGAATCCAATTGTGAGTGGTCTGAATTGACCAAATATATCTAAATGCGTCATATGTTTCTCCTTTAATAAGCAAGTTAATATAAGTGTAGACCCGTTTTGGCATCTACACTTATTATATATGTCTCTTTATAGATTTTTCAAGGGGCTTTTATAAAAAAAGTGACCAAACTTTATTGATTCTACCTGACTTCATTAGTTTATGTAATGTCTTCATGCCATTCTCTCCAATTCTGAGAACTCACATGTTTTAAAGCCTGAAGAGGTTTCAATTCTATAAGTTTTATGGATTTTCTTCTCTTGGAAGTATAATTTACCTCTCAGACAATCAGGTGTTACTATATTACCTTTGTAATATGATTTGTCTTTAAGTTCAAAGATAAGTGAATTGTTTTTCATCACATATACTTTGTTCACATCGGATTTTTCTATTGTGTGGTGGTCTGCTTGTGCAAATCCGACTAAAAACAAGGCAGACACTAATGCATATTTAAGCATATCTATCTCCTGTTATGTTGTAACTATCCGACAACTGGACTTCGGTTTCCCTACTTACTCTTTGTGTCTTAATTGTTACTGTTTCATTCCTGTCACAATTGTCACAGGATTGTCATAAAGTATTTAGTCGTTTGCAATACTAATTATGGTAGATATTTCAATATCATGAAATTTATTAGTTTTTAGATTTAATACAACAATCTTATTAGAATCACTTTGAAACTTTCTAGGAACTGTACACCTCATCTTGTGAATTTTTTCAGATGTGAGAGATTGATACTCTACAATTTTTTCTTGTTGATATAATTGGTCAAATACTTGCTGAAATGTCATTTTTTTAATTAGATGCAATTAGATAGGCACTTGACCCATTTGGATAATGATTTTCTATTGTTTCAACAGTTCTCCATCCATGTCTCTTATTATACATTTCAACTGCTCTGTTGTTAACATCAATATAAGCATATACTAATGGATAATTTTCCATCAAAAATGTCATTATATCATCAGCACAACCTATTACTTTTCTACGAACACAAATATCTAACCAATACCATGCTAGTTCGTTGTCTAGTTTTTCTTCGTATCTTATCAAACCGATTGCATAACCAACAACTTTGTCATTATCATCGATAGCAACCCATGAGTCTGTCAAAAGTTTTTGCAATGTATACCAATATTCGAGTGACCATAATTCATTTTGAGGGTGAAAGTGTGATGTATGTTGAATGTCATGGCATTCAGGAATGTCTTCTCGTTTTAATTTTCGAATACGATACATGCTTTTCCTATTTTGTTTCTTCTCACAATCTCATTCTTAACTTTTTGACGAAGTTTAGGAATTACAGGTTTGTTGTATGCTTCAATTAATTCTGCATTTGATTTACACTTCATATACTCATGAACAGTTGTGACCTTCTTTGTGTTTCGGTCAACTTGTTTTGATGTTTTTCCAAATTTTATAGGCATGATATCTCCATAATTTAATAGTGTTATTTATCGTTTCTGGCACCTTCTACTTGCACGGTCTATGACCTCTAAATTATTATTCACAACGTATGCTGTCATGAGCATTGGAAAAATTATATCTCCGTACGTTAGCATATCAACTTCATATAATGAATCGAAAGGAGATAAAAATAATGCCTTATGTAGTATTAATCTATCTCTATGAGGTATTTCTGGTAACAAAGGATTTGCTTCAAAGACACAATCATAATCCATACCTCTTACAGTTGTCCAAACATCTGCCGCCTGTAAAACCCAAAATGTATAATAGACACTTGGGTGAATTGGTTGATTAAAGATTAATGGGTGTGAAAATTCTAACTTTTTCGGACTTTCCTTTAACGAGTATTCTATCGACTTCTGTAAATGCTCTTGATGGACAGAGTCGATAAGTTCTTTCCGATAACAACACGTCCACCCCCTCATAATTGCGAGTTTGTCCTTCGAGTCTAGCACCGAGGTTGACTGCATCTCCAATGACGGAATAGTCAAATCTAAGTTCTGACCCCATGTTTCCGACAATACATTCTCCTGTGCTGATGCCAATACCGACATTAATAGGAGGGAGATTGAGAGGAGCAAGTTCTTCATTTAATTTTTTTGTTGCTTCTAATATTTCTAATGATGACTTGACTGCCAACTCTGCGTGGTCTTCACAATCAAGGGGTGCATTCCAAAAAGACATTATACAGTCGCCCATATACTTGTCTATAGTACCTCTATTATTTATGATTATCTTCGTTTGGACATCTAAGAACTTATTAATGAGTTCTACAAGTCCCTCTGGGTCATCTTTGTTTTTATATGCCTCTGAGATTGGCGTAAATCCACATATGTCCATAAACATGAATGTCATCTCTCTTCGTTCTCCACCTAACTTGAGTTTGCTAGGGTCTTTTTGTAGTTCTTCAACCATGTCAGGAGATAAATATTTTTGGAACTGCTTCTTAATTTGTTCTTTGAGTTGATACGTTACATAGTATTTGTTGAATGAAGCATGACCAAAAACAATCATTGAGGACATTGATGACAAGAAAGTATCGAAAAGAACGTACTCAGAAATCCAAATATAATAACCCCCACCCAATTGAAGTCCAATTATACCTAGACTCACTATCGCCGAAAGACTTGTGGGAAGTTTGTAAACCACTGCCAGAATTAATAAAAGCACTGCCAGTAGAACGACAACTTCAAGAAATTCAAGATAGTAGGATTGTTGTATACGAACTTCTTGCAAGACGGTTTGGATTAGGTGTGCTTGAACTTCATGAGGATACATTGTACCCACTGGAGTTGAAATTGGATTATTCAATCCCTCAGCAGTTAGACCCCATACTAGAACCTTGTTTGTAAGGTCAGTATCGATTAACTCACTTGCTGAAATACGATTGAAATGATTCCAGTATGAAATCATAACATCACTTGTTGGTGTTGTCTCTATGGGTGATGCTTTTCCCATTCGCACCCATTCTATACCTGTCTCTGCTGTAACCCTAGTCTGATAACTTGGCATATCATATAATGCTCTGAGTGTTTCTAATGCTAGAGATGGATATATTTGCTCATTTGCGTACACAAGCAAAGGGGCACTTCGTATCGTACCATCAAAATTAGACGTTCCTGAGACGGCTGGTGTTGCTACAGTGACACCTACACCATAAGTATTGTTCTGTAATATTTCAACTGGACTAGCAATTCCATCAAATTTCCATATAGAATCTTCAATTGAACCATTACCAAATGTAGATGTAGGGACAAAAGGTGCCGAGCCAGTGTTTTTCTGATTAGTTGGTTGAGATGATAAAATTGTCAATCTATTGATTAAACCCTCTGCAAAGAGCTCATCTTGGCCGAATCTGTCTGGTTCAGTAAAGGCAATTGAGAAGACATGCGTGAGTGAAGGGCTTGTCGAAAGTAAAATCTCTCTGTATATATCTCTAGGCCAGGGAAACTGTCCATATTTTTCTAATGAATTCTCGTCTATATCTACTAAAACTATATCAGGTACGTGAACCTTTTCTTCTTGTTGATGTAAGTAATCGAACCAGGACCAAGATATGTTTTCTATGAAATATGGATTCCAAATCTTTAGACCAACTAAAAGACCAATAGTAACAAGAACCGTTTTCCACGAATACATTAATTACCTTGAGTTACTGATACTGAACAACCACCTACTGTTGCACATGATTGTGATAATGAATATGATTGTGTAGTTGTACCTTGTTGTAAAAGATTTAATGCAGTTCCATAACTACCTGACAAGTTAATTGTTGCTGTATGTCCAGTATCCCTTTGAACCACTGAAACATCATTATCGTTATTACTAATTGTTAAGTTAAGAGTCTTTGCACCATCACCTCTTTGTTCAACATACACATCATTATAACTACTAAAAATTAACTGATTATATGTGTGTCCACCATTACCTGAGTTTGCTTGCCAACCTGCAACATTATTATAACTTCCGTGTATGTCTAAATTAGCATAATGACCACCACTTTCATTTCCATCATAATAGAATGTTGTATCAGATGCATCATCTAGTTTACCACCTTGACCCCAACGGATAGAATTGTTCGAGCCATCTAAGTGCCAAAGGTCTATTGTATTTTGATTTGTTCCATCATTGTTTTGATATAAATGTAATGACATATTTGCACCATTAAGATATGAA